TGGAGCACACCCCGACAGAAAGCGGCAGGTGGCACCTGCGTTGGGAATCGACGGGAACCGGCACGACGATCGCAACGGAAACGCAGTTCAACGTCCAATACTCAAAATGGTACGATACAACCGTTGGTGATTATCAATGACACCGAAGCAGGAGGCATTCGCCCGCGCCTATGTAGAGACGGGGAACGCATCGGAGGCCTATCGTCGAGCCTACAATGCAGAGAACATGAGTCCAGACGCGATCAAGGTGAATGCCTGCAAGCTACTCAAAAGCGCTAACGTGGCACTAACGGTCGCTAAACTGAAGGCTGTTCACCAGAAGCGACACGAGATCACAATCGATCGCCTGACCGAGATGGCGCTCAAGGCCTACAAGGAGGCGCAACGGGTATCGCCTACTTCCGGTCAGATGCAGACGGCGTCCATGGTGAAGGCGTCGGAATTCCTCGGCAAGCTGCATGGGCTATTGGTTGAGAAATCGGAGGTAAAGCATGTTGCGGGCGCTGAAGATCTGACAGATGACGAGCTTGCAAGTATCGCCCGCTCAGGCGGCAGCAGAACTGCTGCGCCGCCGGCAGGCACGCAGAAGCCTAATTGAATTCACCCGCTACACGCTTCCGACTTATCAGGACGCCGGGCATCACAGGCTGATTGCCGAAAAGCTGGAGGCGGTTGCCAAGGGTGAGATCGACCGGCTCATGATCAACATGCCGCCACGGCATGGCAAGTCGGAACTGGCGTCCCGTCGCTTCCCTGCGTGGTACTTGGGGAGCAACCCCGGATCGACGATCATTTCCGCGTCCTACAACATGGACAAAGCGGAGGAATTCGGCGGGGAGGTCCGCGACATTCTGAGGGGCGCAAGCTACCAGAGCCTGTTCCAAGAAGTCGAGCTGAAAGAGGACACGAGAGCTAAAGGGTTCTGGAGGACAGGGCAGGGAGGTTGCTACATCGCGGCTGGTGTCGGCACAGCGATCACGGGGCGCGGCACATATGGGCCAATCGCACTGATCGACGATCCTCTCAAAGATCGCGCCGAAGCCGATAGCGAGCGGCATCGAGAGAACGTCAAGAGTTGGTATTCGTCTGTTATCCTGTCGCGTTTCCCGAAGGCCATCATCGTCGTTCAGACGCGGTGGCACGAGGACGATTTATCCGGCTGGCTCCTGTCTGAGCAGGCCAAGGGCGGCGATCAGTGGGAGGTGCTGGAGCTGCCCGCGATCAATGCCAAGGGTGAAGCGCTCTGGCCTGAATACTATCCGCTCCATGTGCTTGAACGCGTCAAGCGCTCGACCATGCCGCGTGATTGGTCTGCTCTTTACCAGCAGCGGCCAACACCCGATGAGGGAGATTATTTTAGACGGGAATGGTTCCGTTACTATACGGAACGTCCCCGACATCTGCGGATCTACGGAGCGTCGGATTACGCGGTTAAGGACGGCGACGGCGACTATACGGTCCATATCGTTGTCGGCATCGATCCGGACGACAACATCTATGTCCTTGATCTGTGGCGCGGTCAGACCACATCCGACACGTGGGTGCAAGCCGTCCTCGATCTGATGCGGCAGCACAAGCCTCTGATGTGGATCGAGGAACAGGGACAGATCATCAAGTCGATCGGCCCATTCATTGAAAAGCGTATGCGCGAAGAGCGTGTGTTCTGCCGGCGGGAGCAGGTCGCGTCCGCTGTGGACAAGCCAACACGGTCCAGGGCGATCCAGGCCCGGACGGCAATGGGCAAGGTCTATTTTCCAACCAACACGGCGTGGGCAACGGATCTTATGAGCGAGCTTCTGATGTTCCCTGCTGGAAAGCATGACGATCAGGTTGACGCATTTGGACTTATTGGTCGGATGCTGGACGATCTGATTCCAGCGCGCGTCCCCAAGATCGAAGCGCCGAGACGCGCGGTTTCCGGATACTCCTCGTCAATCGTGGGTGGTGATTCATGGCGGGCATGAGTGCGGCCCTAGTGCCTGCAAAGTCCAATACGGCTGGGAGCTTGGCGCAGAAGCAAAGCCTGCCTGACCTCGCGGCCAAGAAGCGCAAATATCGCGCATTCGAGGCCAACAAGGAGGAGGAGCTTAACGAGGCGCGGGTGGCCCGCCAATACTACCACGCCAAGCAGTGGACGAGCGGTGAGCTTGAGAGGCTACGCTTGCGCAAGCAGGCACCCGTTACTGATAACCGCATCGCGCGCAAGATAGATTTCCTCGTCGGCATAGAGCAGCGCATGCGCCGTGATCCAAAGGCTCTGCCGCGCACGCCAAAGCACGAGGCAGAGGCAGATCTTGCAACCGCTGGAGTGCGATTCGTTTGCGACCAAAACCGCTGGGACGCCAGGTCTTCCGACGGTGCTCACGACGGCATTGTGTCGGGTATCGGAGTAATCTTCGTCGGTATCCAGCAAAAGCGGTCTGGTGCCGATCCCGTCATGAAGATCGTCGATCCGGATCGGTTCTTCTATGATCCGCGGTCGACAAAGCAAGACTTGTCCGATGCTCGCTTCATGGGTGTCCATCTGTGGATGGACGTTGATGAAGCCTCTGAGACATGGCCGGAGCAGGCCAACGCCCTTCGCGAGATGGTCAACGGCAACGGCGGCATGAACGCGTTCAAGGCCGAAGCCGATCGCGCCACGCAATGGGCGGACTTCGAGCACAGCCGCGTTCGCGTTGTTGAGATGTGGGAGCGCAAGGGCGGCAAATGGACGTTCTGCAAGTTCTGCGGCGACGTGGCTTTGGAGTACGGGGATTCGCCATACGTCGATGACGATGGCAACACGGTCTGTCCATACGAAGCATGGAGCCCCTACATCGACGAGAAGGGCAACCGCTATGGCCTGATCCGCAACATGAAGTCAATGCAGGACGAGGTTAATCATCGTCGCTCGAAGTTCCTGCATCTGCTCAACACGCGGCAGTTCTTCGCCCGAAAAGGTATGCTCGAAGATCCCGACGACTTCCTTGCCAAGAGCAGGCGTCCAGAGGCGGTTCTTGAGATAGACGGCGAATGGGGTTCCGATGTCGGTGTCATCGATCAGTCGAAGGAAATCCAGGGGCAGGCCGAGCTGCTAGCCCAGGCACAGGGAGCGCTTGAAAACCTTGGTCCCAATCCAGGATTGATCGGCAAGGGCGGCGGCGTGGCGGATCAATCCGGCCGGGCCATTCTCGCACAGCGCGACTCCGGCATGACGGAATTGTCTCCTGTCTTCGAGCGTCTACGGGATTGGAAGCTGAGGGTCTATCGCGCTGTTTGGTTGCGCGTCAAACAGGCATGGCAGGGGGAGAAATGGATCAGAGTGACCGACGACGAGCGGTCGCAACAGTTCGTCGGCATCAATCAGTTCCAGGTTGACCCGATGACCGGGCAAATCACCGGAAGCAATATGATCGCGGCTCTCGATGTAGACATCATCCTCGACGAGGGACCTGACACGATCACGATGACAGAGGAGTTGCTTCAGAACCTCAGTCAGATCGCATCGGCGCCGCCGCAGTTGTGGAAGATCATGATCGAGCTGTCCAACGTCCCGCAAAAGGATCGGCTGTTGAAGATGCTCGACGAGGCGCTTGCGCCGCCCCCAGCGGCGCAGCCATCTCCAGAGCAGCAGGCCGCCGTGCAGCTTGAGCTCGAGGACAAGGCGGCGGGGGTTGAGCAGAAGCGCGCTTCAGTCGCCAAGACATATTCCGACATCGAGAACAATCGCGCCAACGCAGCGGCGAAGATCATCTCCGCTCAGATGCGGCCCCAGGCACCGGCAGGTAGTCGCGGGGACCAGCGGCAGGCGGCTGGAACTTTCTGACGAGATCGAACAGGCGGACGTGCTCCAGCTCACCCCATAGCGAGAATATCAGCAACTCGCCTGTTTCAACGTCGGTGACGGTGTAGCAGCCGCCTCCGGCCTCTCTTTGTATGCGCATTAGTTGCTTCCTACGCGTGGACTCGCCGGCCAAGCGGCGTTTCGGCTCGTTGGCCCGTCTGCCAACGTTCTATCGCATCGCCGTGGCGACACAACGGCGTCTCGTGACCAGCAACGACATAGCGGAGACGTGGCATGACAGCCGGTAAGACCGACGAAACGTCGGTAATGGACGACGTGTTTTCCAAGGACAGCGATATGGGGGCAGATTCCGCCGTCCCCGGCGCGAAAGAAGCTGCGGCACCGGCCCCGGAAGTACCGGAGCAGCCGAAGCCGGAGCAGACCATCGTCAAGGCCGATGAGGTCAAGGACGATGAGGTGCCGATCCAAGGACGCGATCCCCATACCGGGCGGTTTGTGCCAGTCGGTGAGTTGGTAGCCGAACGCAAGAGGTTGAAAGCCGAGCGTGACGCGGAGGCTAAGCGTGTTGCCGAGTGGGAGGCGAAAGCCAAATCCTACGAGGAGCACATCGGGAGAATGCAGGTTCAGTTTGAGCAGCTTTCTCGACAGCCGACGCAGCAGGAGCAGCCGCCCGATTTCTTTGAGAACCCGGAGTTCCACTTGAGCCGTATATCAAGCGGCATCGAGCAGAAATTCCAGTATCAGCTCGACAACATGCGCGCGAACTTTTCCGAGCGCATGGCGGTCCAGCAGCACGGGCGGGAAAAGGTGGACGCGGCTGTGGGTGCCGCAAAGGCAGCGCGCATCAACCAGCACTTCATGCGGGCCGCCGATCCATACGAAGCTCTGATGAAGTGGTACGCCGACGAGCAGGTGAAAGCGGAGATCGGCAACGACTTCGACGGCTTCAAGAAGCGGCTCATGGACGAGGCAACCCAAAAGGCCCTCGCAAACCTCAAGCAGAACGGCCTCCAGCCACAGCAGACGCAGCAGCAGCGGTTTCCCTCGTCATTGGCGGATCAGACCGCAACTGGCGAGCAGGTGGCCGCTTTAACAGAGGAATCCGTCATGGATAGCGTGTTCGCCAGACGGCGGCGCGCGTGATGGCGGTCATGAGAAAGAGCAACACAAATGGCTAGCACAACCGTACTTTCCGGGCTCGAACTGATCAAATGGCAGCGCGATTTCGCCCGCGAATACGTTCGCGACTCAGGTTTCGAGCCCTACATGGGCACTGAGATCACGAACATCATCTGCGTCAAGAACGATCTCAAGAGCGACGGTTACACAATCCGCATCCCGCTCATCTCCAGGCTGACCGGCAACGGCGTGTCCGGTTCCTCGACCCTTTCGGGCAACGAGGAGGCGATGAGCCAATACTACCAGGACGTGACCTGGGACTTCTACCGCCACGCGATCACATTTGACAAGAAGGAGCGTGAGAAGTCGGCTGTTGCCCTGATGGAAGCCGCCCGTCCGCTCCTCAAGGAGTGGGCTGCGGAGATCATCAAGTATCAGGTGATCGACAACTTCCACAAGATCAATGGCACCAAGTTCGCATCTGCGAACGCTGCTGCACGGAACACGTGGCTGACAAACAATGCCGATCGCGTTCTGTTCGGTGCACTCAAGGCCAATGCATCGTCAAACGTGCATGCAACGGCCTTGGCTACAGTAGACAGCACGAACGACAAGCTGTCGGCTGACATGGTGACGCTGGCGAAGCGCATCGCGCGCGCCGCCAACCCGCACATCACGCCGTTCAAGACGGGGACGCAGGGCCGCGAGTATTTCGTGATGTTCTGCCACCCGCTCTGCTTTCGTGACCTCAAGAAGGATACTGCAATCGTCAACGCGAACCGCGAAGCGCGGGCTCGTGAGGGCGATTCGATGGACAAGAACCCGATCTTCCAGGATGGCGACCTCATCTATGACGGCGTCATCCTGCGTGAGGTTCCAGAGTTCTGGTCCGGCCGTGCCTCCGGTGTCAACGCCGAGACGCACCTTGAAGGAGTCGGTGCGTCGTCGATCGACGTCGGGGCGAACTTCCTCTGCGGGCAGCAGGCGATTGCGTTCGCGAACAAGCAGAACCCGCTTCCGACAAGCAAGACCGAAACCGACTATGGGTTCATCACTGGTGTCGGCATCGAGCTTGCACACGGCATCGAGAAGCTGACGTGGGCCAACGGTTCGGGAACCCGCAAGGACAACGGCATGGTGACGGTATACGCAGCCGCTGCGGCTGATGCCTAAGTGACGTGAGGGCGGGCCGCGTTGTGCGGCCCGCCCGATCACTTATCGGAGGATGAATGCCACGGTTCAAATATGTAGGCGACATGCCGATTAGCGGTGAGCCGTTCGAGATGTATGGAGCGGTCTGGCAGACCGGCATCGAGTCCGAGGTTACCGATGAGTTTGCATACAAGCTGCGCACGAACCAGTTCTTTGTTGAGATCGGCGCACCGCATGAGCAAGAACCATTGAAGCGCAGGCCCGGCCGCCCGCGCAAGGGGGTAGGCGATGGCCAGAACTGAACTGGAGTTGGCCACGAATGTCTTGCGCTCGCTCAACGTCGTTGATGCGATGGAATCAGGATCAGCCGCAGATACTCTGTACGTCATGGAGCGCTATCGTGATGTCCACGCCGAGCTTGCCGACGACAGCTATCGCCTGGCCTATTGGCCCATCGACCAGATCCCGTCGCAGATCTTCGAGCCGCTAACGAACCTGATAGCGCTTTCCGTCGCCCCTGCATTCGGGATACCCGCAATGGCCGAAAACGTCGATGCGGCGCGGAAGACCGTGCTGCAGCGCATCCGCCGGCATTCCCAAGTGCGCAGCGCGGAAATGCCGGGCACTTATGAGGATTTCTGATGGCACTCCGCGACCTGCTGCTGCCGCTCAGATCCAATCCGTCCCGCTACGGATACGAAGGAGCGGCGCGGCTCGTGAATTGTTACGCTGAGGAGATCGGCGAGGAGGGCAGGAGCCGCGTGGCGATCTATCCCGTGGATGGCGTTGCGGACTTTGCGCCGATTCCCGGAGGGTCTGGTGGCTGTCGGGCCATGCTGGAAATCGGCGGATACCTCTATGCTGTCATAGGGACGACGCTCTATCGCGTGTCGTCGGATGGCGTTACCGTCGATACCGTGGGCGGCATCGCCACCACGGGCATGGTGACAATGGCCCGTAATCGGAAAGCGACGACGCAGATCGGCGTCGTATCCGGCGGCCAATACTGGATCGTCACCGGCACGACGCTGAC